TATATGAGTAGAATAAAGTATTATAAATAGGAGGAAGAAAATGATATTATACGAATACGATGACATCTGTGATACGTTTGCTCAAAAGCTTAACTATCCAGCAAAAGCTATAAAGTTTAATATAGCGATAGATATAACAAACTGTACTGATAATAGAGTAAAGATGAATGCTATTAATATAATACGTGCTGAAAATTATAATAAGAATACGTATTATCCATATGTAAATATGATTGAAATAGTAAATGATAAAAGAATATTACAGGAATTTCCTATATTTCATTTTCCATTTAACTACAAAAGTCCATTTACAAATATGATAGATGAAAGGTTGGCGGAGTTATCTAAGCAAACTAAAGTTCCTTTCACAGTATCAGTAGTGGTTATAGCTAAATCTAGAGGAAGACTTAATAATAGGTTATTTGGATATTATAAGACTCTTAAAGTTTCTGATAAAGGAATTCAATATGATTGCGACTTTATTAAAGAAAAGAGCGAATGTATGAAAGAATTGGAGCGTATTAATACGTTGCTTACATATGTTGGTAGTAGAACTTCGTATAAAATTAAGCATACTTTCTAACTTTTTTATACAATAAAATTATAATGCAGGGATGTAAAATTCCCTGCATTATTTTTTTGTTAGCCAGATAACTATATATATTAGGTCGTATTTAGGTTTTATTAAATACGATTAAAGCAAAAAGGAGGAAAGAAAATGATTGAGAATTTTTATTTACCACCAGTGGTAGAATCCCTATCTGGTATTCCATCAGGTAGAAAAGCTCTATATGAAGCTACTGTTAAACAAGTAGAAGAGAATAAGAAGAGTGTAAAGATAAAATATGGTATGAGTTTTGATACCATAAACTTAGAAGAGCTTTATAAGAAAGATATGGAATCTGGTAAAGGGTTTATTATAGATACTAACATTAACTATGATAATATAGATAGTGAAAGAGACTCATTGATAAGTAAAGACAGTATATTCAGTTATAAGTTTGGATTTCGTTCAGACGACCCTAAGCAAGTACAAGCTAAAAGATGTAGTTGTGCTTGTGGAAGAACTGTAAGTAGTACTCCTGGAGGAACTTGTGAACATTGTGGAACGTTAGTAACTCCTGTACAAAAAGTGAGAGGTTGGATTATATCAAAGAATTTTAAAGTGTTTAATCCGACGTGGCTTACACGTTTTTTCAAATATGCAAAGAAGACTTCTATATCGGAGAAAGAGATTAAGAAGGATTTGTTTAATTGCAATAAGAGAGATGGGATTAAGCGTAAATCCTGGAATATGCTAGAATTACAAGATAGAAATAACTTAGTACAGTTTATAGAAGCATATGTAGAGCCAGAAATGAAGAATTTCTTTATGACGACTATAAACCAAGCAATGACCAATGCAATACCAGTTATATCAAAAGACTTTAGACATTACCAAGTTGTAGAAAGTATTAGCGGTAAAGCAGATGTAAGAACACATGAGTTAAATAAGTATTATATTATCATCAGTGACAATATAAACAAACTAAATAACATAAGTGAATATGCTTCGCAGAATAAGAAGAAGATATATTTACAGAATATAAGTGAGAAATTTGAACAGATAATGAATGTCATTATGGATGAAATTGGAGATGGTAAAGAATCTCTGATTAGAGGTAAGACTGTTAGTAAGAGAATGAATAATAGTTGTAGATGTATTATAGAGGGTCTTACATTCAATAGTAGATTAGATGTGTGTACTATTCCTTATAGAATATTTGGAGAAATAACTATCGGTCCATTTAGAGAATATTACGATAGGTATGGAGTGACACCTGAATCTATTAATAGAATGAGGTCTAATATACCGAATGAGTTTGATTGTAAGCTTATGACGAAAGTATTAATAGACTTAAGAAAGGATAAGAAAAACTTTATATTATCCTATAGACCACCTTGCATATATATGTTCAGTCAAAACTCAGAAGAAATCATAGCACTTACAAATGATAGAGAACAAGTGCTTAGATTTAATGCTATCACTGTAGATGCGGCAGACTATGGAGATTTTGACGGAGACGCAAAGGGACTATTTAATATAGCAAGAAAATCTATACTTCCTACATATTTCGCTCTTAATCCAAAGAGAGGAACTTACAACCCAATATCAGGTACATTTAACGAATCATTTAACTTGATAGAAGGTTCTTATTTAGCAGTATACAAATTACTTAATGTCGATACTAAGGTAGAAGACGAAGACATCCTCACAGAAGCAGACATTCAAAAACTTCAAAATATCAAAAGTGCATAATTCCCTATAATTGACAATCATCTTTGTAATTAATATAAAGGAGATGATTGAGTATGAGAAAGACAGTTATACTCAAGGGCCAAATATTTAATAAATATGAAGTCGATGAAGATGGAAATATATACAGAAAAGGTTCTGATGTTCCATTAAAAAAATTCGGAGACGGAAAAGGATATCTGAGAGTAGATCTTATGAGTGATAGAGCTGAGAAAGTTATGGCTAAGATACACTTAGTAGTGATGCATACGTTTGTAGGTAAACAAGACCCAGGTGTGATTATAAATCATATAGATGGTGATAAGACTAATAGTGCACTTTCAAATCTTGAATACATATCACAACGGGAAAACGTTGCACACGCACAACGGTTAATAAAAAACCTACCTTATTTAGAGGAAGATACAATAAAGCAAATATTGGACCTTAGAGATAAAGGCTACACTTTAAATCAAATAGCAGATGTAGTCGGGTTAAGATATCACGTTGTCAGAGACATGCTTCAAGGACGTACTTATAATTATGTTGAAAGGTAACTCATGTAACGCGGAGTTACCTATCGCATTTTTGTACGACGTAATTAAATGCAATCCCCTTAATTGAATAAGGGGATTATATACATTTAAAAGGATTGCTCGTGACATATTTATTGTCGTCAAGATAACTTAATACCAAAAAAAAATAAGAAATTTTCAGGTACTTTATATGAAATAAAATTTTAAATCTTCTTCTAACTATGCATTTCTAAGACATTAACTAACAGTAGAAGCAAACCGCAGTAAAAACCCGTTTGCTTATTATAATTTTTCCAAATCTATTAAATATTTCAGGAGGTACTTAAGTTACCTTGACACTTAGTTGTTCAACAAGAGAAAATGTTTATTCTGTTGATACTGGAGGAAATATAATGAAAATAAAAACATATAAAGGTAATATCACAGAATGGGACATGGTCACTGCTAACGTAAGTATACTGGCGGAGGAGGGTCTTATATCTGAAGAGACATATATAAATTTAAAAGAAGCTGACAGAAAGGCTAGAAATATAACGATAGGTTGCTTAATGAGAGATTTAGCTTCTGAATTCAATCTATCAGAGAAATTTGAAGAGTATTTGAAGAAGTATACAAATATGTTTATAGAAGAAAATAAACTTAAAGATGCAAATATATTAGAAATAGCAAGAGATGCTATATTTCTATATAACAGTAAACCAAAGTATTCTAAGTTTGGAGATTATATAAAGTTTAAAAAGAAGAATACGTATTATTATATGTTAGAGTTTACCGTTTCTGATACATCTAATAATAAGATAATATTATATAAAAATGATAAAGGTATATCTGTAAGAGGAGGAACTATTGATAAGAACCACAAGGCATATGAATATCTATGTAGACTTATGTCTGATGTTATTAATAGCAATACCAAATCATATATAAAATCGTTAGCTACATATTCTAAGATTATGAATGCTAGTGAAGAGCAACTTATAAAAGGTATTGATAATACATACTTAATCAAACTGATGAAAGAAATATATACTACAATTTAAACAAGGAGGAAAGGAAATGAAATTTAAACCAGATGAATGGGAAGTAACGTTCGATGACATTAACAGAGTGGAGAAAGAAATGAGAGAAATGAGGACTGTTAAAAAGATAGTGAGGAATATACCGACGGTATCAGAACCTCCAGTCGAAGCTCCATTTAAAAAGAGACGTAGAATAGATATGTCTAAAACAAAATTAGCTAAATATCAAACTACGAAGTTATTATCACCATTGGCCGATAAAGACCATAGTATGAGAGTTGATATGTTTGTCAATCAATTTGATAATATGGTAATGCCACTTAAAGCAGAGGTTCCAATATTATCTTCTGCACTATATGGAGATATGCTTAGTAGAAGTAGTTGTATACATAAAGCTAGAGGTAAAATAACACTTCTTCATAAGATAGTGTATCAATATCGTAAGATATACATTTATAAATTAAATGACAGAATATATCTGATGGATAGTAATGGATACATAAATACAAATGGAGTCTGTTGTATACAAAAAACAGATTTAGATGCATTAGAAATAGGAGTTGAATACGATATTTCTGATGATGATGATAACTTTTGTATTGAATATCCAGACCAATATGACCCTACTATGGATATAGTGAAGTATGGAGTAAACTTGGTAATGATAAATACTATTGACAAAGATACAGTTGATGATGCTGCTAAGCTATCTGACTCAGCTCTTGCAAAGCTAGGAACTATCAAAATGAAGACTGTAAACATAGCATTAGAAAATAAAATAATAAAATCAGACTTTCCAGATAAGATACCAGAATTAGGAAAGTTATTAAAAACACCAGTAATATTTAAAATAGTGGAAGATGAAGAAACAGTTAGCAGTATTTCACAATCTACAGATACTCCTGTAGGTTTAGAAGATAGCCAAATTATAGTAGAACCAAATAGTTATATTGGATACTTTGAAGTTACTGCTAATGAACCAATAGAAAACGACCCTATTTTAGAAAGATATAGATTAGAATATTTAGAATTTAGACAAAAAGTAGCTAATGCATTAAGACCATATGTATTATATGATAGAAGTAATTGTGATAATAAAGTTATAGCGTTTTATGAGAACTTTAGTATAAGTAAATTCCGTACAGAGAAGAAAGCTTTAACGTGTCCTTTTATCAGAATGGAAATAGTTACATATGATTTTGGTGCTATTGGATGTAAGTTCAGTAATGAACACGGATGTAAAGCTACAAGTCAAAACTCAGTCTACGGAGGATATCTAGTAGCAGAAGACGGAACACCAATAGACATGGTATTTTCAGTAAGTGCTCACATAGCAAGAAGTATTACAGGAGTGTTATGGGAACAATGGCTTACAGGAATGAGTATGTATTTGACTAGAAAATATAAAACATTAACAGATAAAGAAGAAAAGAAAAGACTTATATCTGATTATAGAGAAGTGCTTAACATATTTGATTTAGAGAAAGCACATAAATCATTTTCAGATAAAGATATAGATACTATTTTAATGAACTATCCTGCAATACCAATAGCTATAATGCCATATGAGCAAAGAATAGATATGGAAAGTGGAGCACAAGCTATGCGTATTTTAAGTAAATGGGGATATGAAGAACAGACTATTTGGGTATGTGATAGAGATGGTAATAGAATTAGACCTCTTACTGATAAACATTTAGTAGGAAGCGTTTATACTATCAGAGATATACACGACCCAGAATATCAAAATAGTTCTATATCGGAAGTCACTCTTACTACAAAAGGTATACCAGAAGAAAAGTCTAAATCAAAAAGAGATGCACAATCAATCCATAGTAAGAAAGCAACAAAGATGGACGTGCAACTTACCGCACATTTAACTGGATTATTAAATGATGCAGACTTGTACGCTATGCAAGTAGATGACAATAGTTCTCTTCATAGCTTACCTGATTATTTGAATGCCATTGGTTTAAATATCAACTGGAAGGAGAACGAATGATGAAATACCTTACAATAGATAACGGAAAGTTTGTAATTACGGATGAATATGTACCACAAGATAAGTTTGCTATTATGTTTGAAAATAATGGTAAAAATGATGCGTATATCTTTTCTAAAGACCCTGTGTTTGTAGATGGGGAAAATATATTATTAAATGGACAAAGAGTTCCATTAAAGAATCTCACAATAGTTCCTATTAATGAGCATTTTGAAGAGTTAGTACGTACATTAAGAAGTTATGGTACAAATGAGTTTTCTACAAAAATGAAACTAGATAAAATACCTAATCCTGCTTTGGTAGCAATGCCAATGTTCACAGGAGTAGTTTGTAATACTATTCTTTCTGAGGGAAAGAGTATACCTTTAATGAAATCACAACAGGTAAGAAAGTCAAGCTTAGTTAGAATGCTTAAGAAACAGATAGAAAGAAATAAAGATATATCTATAGATTTGGCATATGAATTGCTTGGATTGTATGGAATAAATCCTGCTGTGATGTTTAATCAAAATTATATCAAAAAGTAGGAGGAAAGAAATGTTATTATACGATCGTAGAGATTTAGTCAAAATGAGAGAGTTGGAGAAAGAGTTTGCTATCAATCCACTTTCAGACGAAAAAGTTATAGTAAAATTAGAAAAAGATATATTTCTACGGGGTATAAAGTCAAGATGCATTTTAAATACATATATATTTGAAGTATTGGAAGATTTTGATGTACCTCATGATATAAGGAAAGAATTAATATACAGAGATAACTATTACAAAGGAAGATTTAATAACTATATGAATCATGTAATAGAGCTTTGTAAAGAAAGAATAGATAATCCAGTGGTAATGCTCCCACATTTATTGGGGGATATATTCAGTTGCTTCCACAGATTATCAGTAGTATCAAATGAAACATTGTCAATGGACCACAGTCTAATGGGATATTTAAGAGCATACGAACAGCACCCAGAGTTCGCAGAGCTATTTAGAAATCCTGTAATAAAGAAGACAGATGACCCATATACTGTGGAAAAGAAATACGAATACATAAACGATACTATAATAAAAGCAGATGTACATCCATTATCTGATTTCTTGAAATCTGGTGTTAAGTCAAATAAACTTCAGATAATGGGATTTGTACAAGTGGGACTACAGCCAGACCAATTAGACCCAGGTAAAGTAAAGAATAATACTACGTCTGGATGGCTTAATGGACTTCGTAATTTACCAGATATGGTTCACTTAGATAATCAAGCATTAGAAGCTGTTATAAAAGGAAAGAATGAAGTTCAAGAACCAGGAGAATTGGGTAAACTTATAAACGTAGCTCTTACAGAAACTAAAATAAATAAAGATGTAACTAGAGCTGTAGTGCATGATTGTGGAACTCACGATTACGAAATAGTCAAAATAAAGAGTAAGAAAGATTTACAAAAATACAGATATAAATATATCGTAGACCCAATAACATATAATATATTAGGTTATGTTGATTTAAATAGAACAGACCTTATAGGAGCTATGGTAAGTTTACGTATGCTTCATCATTGTCATGGTGTGAATTGTGTTTGTGAAGTATGTACTGGAGCTAATAATAAGTTCTTACAAGATACGGGTATATTTAAAAATAATATCTATGAATACGGTATGCATGTAATTGGAGGAAAGTTCCAAAAGGTAATATCTATTAAACATAGTAATAATGCCTTTGTAAAACCAATACCAATAATATTCAGAGGAAAACGTTATGAAAATATACTAGACTTCATACTAGATACAAATTATATTACAGACTTTGAATTTGATAAGATTATATTTGCTGTAGGAACTAAAGTAGAACTTAGAGATATGGATGGATATAGATTTAAGAGACTATTTATCAATGATGAATATGTAGATATCTTATTAGATAAGCCAATAGAATTAAATGGACTTACTCTAACTATCTATATACCAAATGACAGCGTACTACTTACTGCAAAAGATATCCAAGTAATGTTACGTATGCACAGTTCTACAAGTAAATATCTATTACCAGAAGATAAGTGGGATAGAACAGGACTATCATCTATGACAAGAGCGGAACAATTAAGCTCATTCTATAAATACTGTCAAACTAAAGTATCATTTGACCACTCAATGTATTATGAAATGATAGTAAATGCTATGATGAGAGATGCTTCTGATTTATCTTCTAAGCCTACTGAAAAGACAGAGCTTATAGATATCATACACGTAAATCAACTTACATCTTCTGTAGATAAGAGTAAGAAGTTTAGTAATAAGATACATCATGGATATGTTAAATCAAATATATTAAGCGTAATACCAGTAGTAGAGCCTTGTGAGGCAGACGTGTTATATAATATAGTAGATAATAGAGAATTAACAGAAGCAGATGTACCAAAAGAATTGCAAAGAATACTTCGTGAAGATTATGACAGTGATATAGAATTGAAGAATGAATATAATTATGAAATATGCAAACAGATTTGTGATGTTAGTCAAAAAGATGATGATTACAGCGACGATGAGGAGGATTAAAATGGACATTGAAATAAAACATGCTGGGACATCTGAAATGCCTTATATATACCTTGCAGAGCTTAGGCTCTGTGAGGACCATATAAATCACGGTATTGATGAAAATGAATATGGATGTCGTATGCGTAATATAGGAACATTTGCAGATGACATTAAGACATATTATCATAAACATAAAATTAGATGTGTTGTAGCTAAAGTAGATGGAATTTGTAGAGGTTTTATAGCATTTGCAGTAGAGCCATATCATACGTATATAGATACTATATACGTAGACGAAGAGTTTAGAAATAAGGGTATAGCTACAAAGTTAGTAAGTAAAGTAAACATATATACAGGACATAATACATTAAAAGCATTAATTGCAGATTATAATGTAGTATGTCAAAAATTTGCAACAGGAATAGGATTTAAAAAGATAAAAGATTCAAACATACATGGTATGGGAGAATATATGTGCGAGGTTAATAAAACAAGAGGCCAATAGGAGGATAGATGAATTACGAAACATCAACAGCTTATTGGATTGAACGTGGCTACATAAGTAAAGAAATAGCAATGAATTTACGTAGTAAGTTCAGTGTGTTGGACTTTATGACGAAAGCAGAAGTTCCAACAGCATATTTTGAGATTGGGGACCATATTTGTATCCCCAAAATCAAATTTGAATTATTAGAAAGTTTAATTAAAGGTAAATTCTATAGAGAAATAATAATACCAAATGATAATAAAGAAGTGAAGTATAGTCCACTTAAATATAAAGAAATGAACCATCAGAAAGATATAGTAAAAGGAGCAGTAGAACATTTTAAAAATGAACCAGATAAAAGAGTCTGTGTTTGTGCAAGACCAGGATTTGGTAAAACATTTATGAGTGCTGCTATTGTATCTAAGATGAAATGTAAGTTTATGTTTATAGTCTATAGTAGTGATTTAGTAGAGCAAACTTATGATGCTTTTGTAGATTACTTTGGAACATCTGAGGGATTCTTAAGACTAGACCAATCTAAAGGGTTTATGGAAATAGACTATAAGAAAGTAAATGGAATATTTTTAACACATAGTATGATTCAATCATTAATAAAAAGATACGGAATGATGAATGTCACAAATGTTATATTCAATAAATTCAAATGTGATATGAAGATAATGGATGAATACGATACTTATGTTAAGAACTTATACTTCTTGGAATGTTGGGGGAACTTTAAATATAACTTATACTTAACTGGTACTAAGTTTAAAAATATGAGACCAGATGATAATATCTTTCAAATGATATATAAACATGCTAAAACTCTAGGAGCAGATGTAAGACTTCCTGTTAATAGAGAATGTTATGTTATCAAGTATAAGTTTAGTCCTACTAAAAGAGAATACTTCTTAATGCATATGAATGATGAGAAGTTATTTAAAGTAAGATATAATGACTATATTGCTAGAAAGGATGTATTATTAGATTATGTAATGAAGAATTATTATAAATCTGACGATAGTCCTCTTCGTACTTTAATAAAAGACGGAGGTAGTATAGCATTATATGTAGGACGTATAGAAAATTGTGAAATAGTAAAGGATAAGCTCATAAATTATTATGGTATTAAAGAAGAAGATATTGGTATATATAATAGTACTATAAATAAGAAAGAAAAGGCTATAAGCGAAACTAAACCATGGATAGTTACTACAACTAAATCTATGGGGCGTGGATATGATAATAAGAATCTTCGTGCACTTATATTCCTAGAATTTAATTTTGGTACAGCGGATTATATGCAAAATATCAGTAGAGTTGCACGTATTGGAGGAAAGTCTGGGCTTGTATTTGAAGGACTGGATTTGAGTTTTCCGAAAGTAATTGCAAACCATAGTAAAAAAGTAAGAGAGGATATTTATACAGATATGTATTCTCAAGTACATTACAGGGAAATACCAGAACCTATATACAAATATTATAGTTATGGATATAGACCTGATAGTAAATTTATATTAGAACAAAAGAAGAAAAGGAGATAACGATGATAAGCAGTGACACTAAATTCATAAACGCAATAGTAAATGTTACAAATAGTTTCTTTCTATTAACTTGGTTAAAATATGTAGTACTACCTGTTATAAAACTGGTTAGTGTAGTTAGATTAATATTAAGTCTTATATTAATAATTCCATTAGTAATATTAGGAATACTTATACATTTACTGATAATCAGACCACTATGGTTTATAATTAGATTATTTATAAAAGTGGAGGTGTCTGATATATATGAATGAAACATTAGCTAAGGAAGTGATGTTTATAAGGCCTAATGACGTGTTATTTAGCTACGACCTTATTATCATAGATATTTATAACCAATTAAGACATAAGCTCAAAGAAGTGGATAAGGAAGCGTTTAGAGTGAAGATAGAGAGTACATTTAATGAAAATCTATATATGTACAGTATTGATTATGATGATAAAGGAAACATGTTCTTCAGGTCTGATATAGATAAACGTAGAGTAGACATAGAAGATTATAACGTAGTAATAGCTTCTAAAAAGCATAGTTTTATATCATATGATGTTTGGGTATGGTTATACGAAACTCCATATACGAATATAGTATATGAAGTTGCAATATCTTTCTTTAATTATTCTATGATGGATATTGAAGATGGATTTAATATGTTTATAATAACAGCAGACCACGTAGTACCAGAAACATATTACATTGGAAGATTCTTTAGAAATAAGAATAAAGTGGAAACTAAAGTTATAGATATGAAGAAATTGTCTGCTTGGTTTAAGTATCAATTCAAAGATGTTACTAATGGAGTAATGAATACTATATGGCTTGCGGAAGACTTTAGTGACCCAATAGCTATTATGATGATTGCTCAAGAGAACGAACCACTAGATGATGACATATTAAGAAGAATTATGCTTGAAACAAGAATAGTTCCTATCAATGAAGCTAATATGAAGAGAGCTGAAGAGCTATCTAAAGAAGAACGTGTCAGTGGTAATATAGGAGTAATAGATACCTTCAAAATTAGTAAAATAGACCAATTATTATAAGCTATTTTTAGCTATATATCATAAGGTATATAAATAATATTATGGAGGTATACACTTATGATAAGAACATTAAATAATATATTATTAGGGCTACTACTAATAGTCCTAATGATAGGAGTAGCTATAATAATTAAAGGAGCTGACAATATGTCAACTTCTTTAAAATCATTTGTATTAGGAGTGCTAGCAATGGCATTCCTAGGTTTTATATTTGTAACATGGTTAATAAGCCGTGTTACAAAGAAAAGAAGAGAGAGAAGATAATTTCTCTCTTTCTTTTTTTTTACCGCATCGCTTGACAATCTTGCTGTTGATAAACAATTAAAGGAGGAATTAATTATGGCTTGGAAAAAAGTTATTCTGAGTACTACAGCAGACCAAATCGTGTTTACACAAAATACGTCTGCTATTAAGAATTCCATTGTAAGATTAGCCTTTACTACTGAAGATAGAGAACCTACTAATACAGCAGGTATATTTGTACTAAGTGGTCCTAATACTTGGAATGGTAGAGTTAAGCAAGGTTCTTATTTATGGTATGAAGAACAGGGCGGAGGTATATTCACATATACTACATATGATATAGAACCTCTAAGGAACTATAACATAGAACCAGTACATAAAGATATAGTTAGTAATAACGATGTATTAACTATACCTGAAGGTGCATATTTTGTAATTCAAAATAAATCAGATGATAATATCTTTTTTAGTATAGTAGGAGAAGGAACATTCACACTTACAAAGTGGCAAATGCTTTCATTTACATTTACTAGAGAAACACAAATTAGAATTAAAGGAACAGGAAAAGATATATCATACTTCTATGGAGAAGCTCCATCTTTAACACAATTAAGTAAAGCTACTAAAGATATGCTTGAAGAAGTAAAGGCATCTGTAGATTTGCTTAATGCTAACGCTGCTACTAGAGCAGAAGTTAGAGAATTAGGTAAAAAGATATATTATGATAGATATAGTCCAGATGTGTCTACAACTATAAACACTATAGACCCTACTGTCATATTAGAAGTACCTATGCCTTTATTAGAAACAGATGAAGATTTCGATAGTGAAGTTCTTAAAGATGGTGAAATGCTTGATTTTATATTAGGTATTACATATAAGAATGAGAATGGAACTGATACAGAATCAGCTATAAACTTTTCTGCAAAGATAAGTAAAACAGCAAATACTATTCCTATTACAGATTTAGATATATATGATACTGTATTAGGAATGATACTGGATGAAATTAAATTAGATTGGAATGAAGATAACGGTACTTTAAAAGCAACAGTATATTTCAATAACTGGATACATACTGATACTAATAAGTACGTTAATATAAAAGATTTATTTAAAGCTCCACTTACAGTAACTCTTAGAATAAAAAGTGAGCAAGCTGTGTGGAAAGAGTCTGCTAAAACGTTTGCTACTAAGCATATAAACAAGCTTATACATACAAATGCTAGATTCAATAAAAGAGTACATTTCTCTACAACTACATCTTATAACTCATTATTTGATAATATAAATGGAGTTTCTTATAATGAAGTTGCTAATACTGTATATAAAGTAAAAGATAATATCGTAGTAGAGAAACTTGCATCTGGAAGTAATACTGTATATAATGTACACGACCCTGCAAATAAAATACAGGTTAAATATTATACAGGAAGTTCTCCAGCTGTAGAAGTTTATATGGACGGTTTTACTATACCAGATGGACAAAAGCTTACAAGTATAGTAATAGAAAACCTTACAAATACAGACGCTAGTATAAATCTTAATATGGACTTCTTAGAAAAGAATAAGAGCGATAGAGCTATAAATAAGGTTGCAAATCCTAATGTATGGAATGTATCTTTATACGAACCATTATTAGGTCAAAGTCCATATACTCATTTATTTGAAAGACTTAAGAGCACGATGGACTTAGGTATAATTAAGATAATAACAAGAAAGGGGGATTAATAAATGGCTAATCCGTTTCAAGAACACGGTGGATTGATAATGTCAGAAGAGCAAGTCAAAGCATTTGCTAGGGAGCTTTTATTTCATTTTTTAGTTAATAAAGACCCATCAGTTTCAGATGCTTCTATAACTGCTTCTATAGATAAATTAGAATCAGATATGCAAGAAGTTATAGAAAAAACAAAGATAGAAAAGAACTTCACATGGCATAATCCATTCTATATTAAAGTGCCTAAAAACACTACATATCCTGTAACTATAGATATAGATGGTATAGATATTACAGGAAGAGCTATATCTATTGGTATGAAAGTTCCTATTTCTTTTTTTACTAATGTAGATAATACTCCGCATATATTATATGCAAATGGTTACGCTATTAAAATAGTAAAGAAATTAAAATATGATGCAGATATAACATCATCTACAGTTAATAATATATTTATGCTTGAAATACCTGAAGTAGAATCTGGTACTATAAGTGTTAAATGTATTAATAGTGAAGTTAGAGAATACAACGTAGCAGACGATATACCAGCTGTCACTCTTGCTCAACATGCTAATAAAGAGCTTAGAATAGCTCCTGATACGCATATACCAGAGCTAGCAGACGTAGATAGAATACTTCGTACACGTAGCGATGTTCAGTATATAGACTTTATTACTTCAAGTATGATGGTAAAACAAGAGTTAGCTGGAAATCTAGACCCTAAGACAGCATACTTTACAAGAGAAGATGATAATACAGATAATTTAACATTTACATATGATAATATAGCTGAGGCTAAAAGAGAATTAGCGGAAGTATATAAAAGAATTCCTCATTTATGGAGATATATTACAGTTAAGTTTGATGATAACATTACTAATATAGACGGACTATTTGAAAATACAGATTACCCTGAGACTGTGAAATCTATAGAGGGAGCTAATATAACTTCTGCTAATAATTTATATCGTAATAGTGGAATAGGAAGCATATCTCCTAATTTATTTAAGGGAATGCCATTGTTATCGTCTATAACGCACGCATTTGCTGGAACTCATGTTACATCTATACCACACGCAAATGATTTATTACCTGCTTCTCTAACAAATGCTACTGGATTATTTGCAGATTCAAGTCTTAAGAAAGACCCTGAATACTGGAAACATACTAATGCTGATTTAACTGGATATGTAAGTAAAACGTTAGATGACCCTATAGCTCCAAATCCATATCAAGGATATAATACAAACAGAGCATATCCAAGCACATTTGATAGTAAGAACTTGGTATTTAAAAATGTAGCTCAATTTAAAGCTTATTATCCAAGTAGAATAAGAGCATACAATAGTACAGAAACATTAGACCCTACAGATATGTCTGCTTTTACTATTACTATAGAAGATGGAAATTTAGACGGAATGTTTGAAAATACAAATATAGTAAAACTTCCTAAGATGATAGTAGCTCCTAAAGCAACTTCTGCTAAAGCATTTGCTAAGAATGTTACTACATTAATTAATACAGATGCTATAGAAAACATATTTACAGCTTGTCCTAAGTTATCAAATGTAACAGAAGCTTTTTCTGGATGTACAGGACTTACAAAAGGATTTGAGTTCATCGGAGCTACAGATACTGTATCTAACTACAGTAGAGTATTCTTTGGATGTACTAATATAAATAAAGACACTATCCCATGTCCATGGAGATGGAACGGACTAGATGGATATCCAGATGATATAGTAGGAACAGATGGACTTAAGGGAATTCCTAATTTACCAAACTGGGTTCCAAAATCATGGGGAGGTCCTGGAACAGAACAAGATACTCAAGCTCATACTGGAGCTAGGTCTGCTGTACCATTAATATCTTCTGCTTATATAGGAGATACTATGTTTAGTGCTACATTCCCTAACTTAAGAGCTGGGGACTTAATAGAAATAGCTATGGTAGACCCTGATGCTAGATTTACTGTTAAGGGAGATATAAAACGTATATATGCTACTGTAGGAAATGCTTCTGCAATGCACTTTGGTATAAGCGATATAACAGAAGATAAACATGCTAAATTACTTAATACTGACTGTATAAGAATAAGAGTAAGAGAAATGAGACGTACTCCAGATAAGTTATGGAGTGAATACATTTATCAAACTCCTGCTGTCAGATTAGTTCCAGTTACACCTACTACTTCTAATCTAGAAACAGTAGGATTTATTACAGATGGGGAGGTCTAAATGAAAAAGAATATAATCATGCTTAAATCTCCAAGTTCTATTACTAATACTTCTGCAATAGTAAGAGTGCATAGTTATAAAGATGGAAAGTTTTATCCTACATATGGATGGACTATTCCTAACTTGAGTACTAATGCAAATAATATAATAGAAATAAACTTAGACCCAGATAATGTATTACAATCTATGAGAGGTTTACAAGATACTCTTCCATTTGGGTGTACTATATCTGTAGAATGTCCAGTAGGTTCAGAACCTATGTGGATATCAGATATGTATGCCACTAATATAGCAGATACAAATGCTATAATAGATGGAAGTAATCTTGATGTATCTAAGAGTGAAATCAGAGATATAAAGACAGATGGTAATATAGTATCAGCTACATTCACAGGTCTTAAGCAAGGAGAATTTGAGCTATATGAAATAGAGAATGGAGATACTTTAGAAAACGCAGTTATAAAACAGTACTACAGTGCAAATATATCAGCTAATAGTACAAGTATTCAAGCTACACTTCCTAATCAAATAGGAGATGATAATAAAGTACTTGCAAGATGGCGTACAGCTGGAGAACAGTATTATAGTAAATATACTGGAGGAAGACAATCTCAAGCTCTGAAAGCTGTAGTTATAGATAGACACGAACTTATAAACGGAAACTTAATAATATACATATATGATAGAGATACTCTTGCGGCATTTAATGAAAGTGCATTAGTACTAACATTCAGTAAAGGCGGAACAGAATACTTAATCAGGGGAACTATAAACGTATTACCAAATAGAACTGCTGTTCTTATAAGTGGTACAGATTTAGATAAGATTATAGCATTAGGAGGAATAGTTACAGTCAAAGCTTCTGTAGTAGGAGCAGTTGTATCTTCTAATACATATAATCTTGATATAGATACTTTAGTTCCTACAACTCCAGGAGGAGGAACATCTCCTACACCAGGAGGAAGTCCAAGTGGAACTAAATATTTAGTACTTAATAAAGATAAAGTTGCAGTAAATCCAGAAACTAATATGATATACTTGAGCTTTGATGTATCAAATGATACTGAAGTTGAAATGCTTAATATTAAGTCTATATCGGGAGGAATTACAGCAAGATTCTCAGATGTTACTCTTACTGCAAGACAGCTTAGTATTAGACCGTCATTTGGATTTTGGATGCCATTTACTGGAGATGCTAATGATATCTGGAGTAAGACTATCACATATGAATATAGAATTAAAGGCTTCTTAAATAAAGAAGAAACAGTTACACTTTCTCCAGAACTTCCATACTTTGAATTAGAATTTAAAGTTAAAGAACATAAGCTATATGGAGAAGTTAAGTATAATGTTCAACGTGGAGAAAACCAAAGATTTAATATCAAAGGAATTACTCTGATGAAGAATACAGAAAAACTATATGAAATACCAGGAGTTCATACTCCAAATGAAGAAAACATAATTAAGCTAGACGTTAGTGCAGCTACTAAGAACTTAAGAGAAACTACTAAGATTACATATGAATATACATATGCTGGAAAACCTTATAGTACTACTGTTACTTGGGCTGATACTGCACATGTTTTAGCAACACTATAAAAAATACAAGGAGGAGATTAACATGAGTGCAGCTCGTGACATAGATGAGATAAATCAACGCATGTTTGAAGGAAAGATGCGTTTTGACGTAGATGCGTTTAACGATAAGAATGACATGAATATATTTATGAATGAAATTCTTAACGGTGGATGGTATGGAACACAAGAACTTCTAGACCAAATAGTATTACCCCCAGACATGATGCCTGGGGACGTTCCATCTTTAGAAACATTATTAGATGGAATAGATACTGTTTTAGAAACAGTAATGGCAATGATACTAGACGGAGAGTTTCCAATGTTCCAAGTATATCATAACTCAATAAAAACGGATTATTATGAAGAGATATTTTTACGTGATTTAGACAGACTTACATATATGGTAATGGTAGTATTGAATCCTAGAAAATTATCTCCACTTACTTATTATATGAACCCACAATTTATTCATAACTTCTTAAAACATAAAGTAGTAAAACCAGGTATATGGAAATATATAGAAAAATCTAGAGGAGAAATAAATAGAAAGACTAATCTAGATAAGGAAATGGAAGATACTGCAAGACTTAAAACAGTCATAACAGGATTTACTACATCTCTTCTTATCACACACAAGTTTGAAGAAGTGGATAAATATATGGAAGAATATAGAACGATAGATGTACCAAATAGAGATTTTATAGTAGACGATATAATAGAAAGAGGAGATTACTTTATTCCAGATTTCTTAAAAGATGCTCTTAAATATAAAGAGGGAGAAGACCCTGTTCTTATAATAAAGAACGACCCTAGATTTAATAACTTCTACGATAGATATTTAGTTACTCATACAGAAGAAGCCTTTATTCAACTTTGTATGGAATTTACTAAGCCAGAACGTTATAATCGCACTAGAGAACGTATAATAAATCTATATAGAAGTAGAAAAGAAGCTATGAAGTTCTTAGCTGCTCCTGAAATAGACGGAATGTCTTATCAAGAAATATATACTGTAGAACGTATTATAGAAAGAAAAGAGCTAGAAGAGGGAGATGATTATTACATCGACCACAATTATAAAATCCAAAACATCAAATATATCGTAGATAATGAATGTACAGCTAAAGAAAAAGTTACTGTTGATAATGACCTTATAACTATAAGTGGACCTGGAGACTATAAAGAAACGTATAATTACAATGATAAGAATATGATACAAGATTACAATAATCCGTATTATATTATGTTTGGAAAAGAAGATGGACGTAGACTTATAGAACATATCAATTCTAGTACTAGAAGTCCTCTGTATAAAGTAGGATTTACTACAGATGAAGTCAACCACTATAAATGGAATGACCCAGAGAAACTTAAAGTACCAGACAGTACAGAAGCTATTAGTAGAATAGCAAATGCATATATGAGTAGAGTTATATCCAAATATGGAGTTAAAGATGCCGATATTAAATTCTTAAGAGAAACTCCACTGGGACTTGGAGAACATAGATATCTTAAGTATTTAAAATTGAGTGATTTATTATCCGATAAGCCGTATATAGAAGATAACAGCGATTATTGGGTATGTTTAAAACTTATAGAGTTAGACCAGCTTAGAACGTTTATAGACGCGAAGATTAAGAAATATAATGAAGCATCTACGTATAGACAGCAAGTTAATAGTATGCTTGGAGAAATGTATCCTAAAGCTCCAGACATACCTAATTACTTTAAACAGCACGAAGTGTTATGGGATACAGCAGAAATAAATCCTCCTCCAGCAACATCATATCCGCCAAGAGAAAAGTATAATAATAATACACTTGCAGATGATGATGCAGAAGATGCAGCAGTGCAGGCTCAGATAGAAGAACAGTTACGACTTCTTGAAGAACCAGCCACTAAAGAAGCATCGAAAATGAAGCTTTTAGATATACCAAAGATAACAAATGCTAGATTATAAGGAGGTAAATTATGTATGGAACTATAATGAATTATGGGGCATATATAAGTAGAAAAGGTCTTCCTTTTATAAACTCTGCCGATAAGAATAGTCCTACGGGATTATTTTCAAAAGATATATTTGGAGTAACGGACGAAGATAGAGAAACAAAAGCAGCTTTAATAAACTTACACTGCTATGTAATGCGTCCGTTATTCGTAGCTATATTCAGAACAGTTCAACGTTCAATAGCAAACTGTGCTACCTCTAATAGTAATGGAGGAGATTTCTATATAAGAAAAGGAATGTTTGGACCATGTGATGATAAATATATGCCAGAGCCAGGGGATATAGTAGGAGGAGGACCAAGATTTCTGTATGAGAATTGGGACAAAATAGATACACGTTCTTGGGAACAAGAGTTCGGTAAATATGCAAATAAAGAAATGAAATCTTCTATAAGCAAGTTTACAAAAGAACAAATGTTCAAACACCATCAATATGTATTACCAATAGCATATAGGTCGGAAGAGGAAGATAGTAAGATATTAGTAAACGACATTAATATATTATTATCAGATATAATACGTTATAGTAATGTATTAGCATCAATAGGAAATAAACAGTCTATGGGGATAGATGTAAAAACAAGAGATATAGAATGTCTAGTTCAAAGAGCTTGTAACGAATATTACAACTTTATGAAAGGTAGACACGTAGGACCAAAAGGAACAGGACGTAAGCAAATACTGAGCCGTTCTGTAGATAACAGCTCTCTTATAGTAATGCTTCCACACGTGTGGACTAATAAGAAGCTTGGAAAAGGATTACAAAAGTATACAGATATAGGAATTCCTATTCATCTGTTGTGTAAAATGTTTAAAGATACAGTCATCAAGTTTAGCAAAAACTTTATAGATTATCTATACGATAGAAACGCATTTCCACCTGATACGCAACAAGATTTACTTGCATATTATGATGTGGAATTCTTATCAGACGCTATAGATAAATTAGAAGACCCATTCTTCCGTGTATCAGATTTCCCTGCTATATGTAAGAATGGAACAGAGTTCGCTTCTATAGAATTAGAGTTTATAGTAGATAATAAAGGAACTCCTAGTCCACTTAAGAAAACTCTTTCTTGGCTAGAATTCTTCTATATAACTTGTACTGTATTTGCAGACTTAAAACATAATCGTGGTATTGCTACTACACGTTACCCTGTAGATAGCCAATTATCACAGCAATATATATTCCCAGTTGCACTGACGCTTACTCCATATTTACTTAAATCAGTAAAAGTATTAGACTTTACATATGATGGAGTATTCCCGTTAGTAGACGATTGGGTAAAGAATCATTACAATGAAAAAATATTTGAGCAAGGAAGTCGTGTGTATGCAGGACTAGCGGTTGGTTTTAATGGTAAATGTTCAACGTGTATAGCATGAATTACTTTATCGAACAAGTAATTATGTTATTGGTTGCCCTTCATTAGAGCGATCTAATGTCGAAAGTACGTTAATTGCAGGGAACTCTCTAGTAGACAATCTGCAGCGAAAGAATCGGTTAGCCTCTAACAAATAAAATAAATTGGAGGTATTTATATGGAAAATGTAAAAAACTTAGATGAAGTATTTAAAGATCTAGAATGGGTACCATTTTATATGAGTGTTGGTAATCATATAAAAAATGAGTACTGGAAGTGCGGCAATTTAGTAAAAGTTAATATATTTCATGACAGAACTAATACAGTTTATACTATGTATCTGGATTATGATGATTTTGATAAAATTAGAAATCGTGTATGGCATGCTGTAAAAAGAGATAGATTACCAGATCATTTGATATATGTTGTATCTAGCGGTATTTATATACACAGAGTTATTATGGACCCTCCTAAAGACATGGTTGTAGATCATATTAATAGGAACCCATTAGATAATAGAAAAATAAACCTAAGGGTGTGCACTATAGCTGAAAATAATAGAAATATATCTATGCAAAAAAATAACACATCTGGTGTTATGGGAGTGACTTATGATTCAACTAAAACAACTCCAAAAAAATGGGTAGGACAGAAATACTATAATGGTAAATGCTATAGAAAAGCATTTCTTACTAAAGAAGAAGCGATTGCTTATAGAAAGTATTTAGACGAAACATATAAATAAATCGAGGAGACGTTCGACGGTCATGAATTATTCAGTAGAACCCAAGCGGGAAGAAAAGCGTACCATCTCACTGAGATGTTGAAATGACCTGAACATGTATTACGGAACACGTTAAAAGTCATCACACGTAATACACTTTGTAGACACGTATCTACATCGTGAGTAGTGATACTCAGACTGAAAGCTGAAACGCTTTGGCTATAGATTAGCGACCTATAGTTTAACAACACATATCGAAAGATATTTGGATCATGATGGTGACAAAATTTCAAATAAACCGCTAAACAGTAAAGAGGCTGTAGAAGACGTACATAAAGCTCAAAACTCTTTACTTAATGCATACGACTACGACGGAAACTTCAGAAGAGCTACAGGAAAAGATGGTACTCAAACGTATTACAGTCTTAGTAGAGATGCTAAGCACAATGAAAAACCAAAGAAAATACGTAATGACCATCCATTTGTGAAAGCTATTATGGACTGTAAGGAGGGAGATTTAGATATAGATTTAATATATCAACATCTGTCTTCATACGACCCTGATGAAGAACCTGAAATGGCAGTATATGATACTGTCACTATAAAGAGATTTAATAAAGAAATAAAGACTACTATCGGTAGACTTATAATAAATAAAATAGTATTCTGGCCGTTCTGGAATAACAAATCATTCCCATATCACGAAGCTGTATTTACAAAGAAGTATATGGATGAAATATTCATGGAACTTGCTCAGTTAGTAATGACTAAGGAAGCTACTATGAGAGATGTAAACCATACTATAGACATGTTTACAGAATTCGGATTAAGACTTTCTACTGTATTCAATAGCAGTATCACTGTTCATATGATGACACCTGGTGATGAATACAAAAAGATGAGAGATAGTATAATGAAACCAGCTTTCCAAGAATATAGAAAAACTCATGATATGGGTATAATAGAAAAGGCTGAAAAGCAAGTATTGGATAATGCTAAGAAGATGTTCTCTGAGGACGATATGATGGAGTTATATGAATCTGGAGCTGCTGCTGAGATGAATAATGACTGGAAGACTATGAATGTAAGTATGGGAAGTTTGCCTAACTTGGATGGTACTGCTGAAGTTATTGTAGAAGATGCTTTGGCAGATGGAATATCATTAGACTATACTGCAGAACTTACTAATACTGCTCAAAAAGGAGCTATAGATAGAGGAGGTAAGACTGCATTAGCTGGAGTACTATATAAGCAATTAGTAAATGGATTCTCAAATGTATTTGGAATTCGTGGAGATTGTGGTAGTACAAAAGGTATAGTTATGGAAACAGATAATAAATGGGACATAATGAACAGATATGCTATCGTAGGTAATAAATCTGTAAAGATTACTATGAAGAATGTCGATAAGTTCTTAAATAAGAAATTCATTATGAGAAGTCCTATGCACTGTAAAATGAAAGATACGAATGTATGTAGCTGTTGTGCTGGAGACAAGCCATTCGACATATTAGGAAAAGACCAAATCCCAATAGGATTATATGTAGGAGAAATTGCTACTGGTATACTTAATATGTTTATGAAATCTACGCATGATTTACATATCACACAATTCGTAATAAAGGATTTAAATAACTACGTATATCCTAAAGGAAAGAAGAAGTTATTTGAAATAAAAGAAGACCCAATAGACCATAATGTAAAGATATACTGTTTAGAAGATATTACTTGGAGAATTCCATTATCTTCTATAGATGCTGAATATAACTATTACAACGTATTGGCATATGGAAGTATACTTACAGCTGGCAATGAAGAATATACTCTTACTTTGGGAACAGAAGTAAAATCTACTCCTAAAGAAATCATAAGACCTAATGTAGAGGAAGATAGAGAATTGGAAGCTCACTTAATATTTAAATATAATAAAGGAGATGTATTCTTAATTCAAACTAACTCATATCAAAGAGAAATGACTACTGCTAAGATATTCCAACTATATATGGGAGGAAACGTAAGTAATTTAATTCCTATGGATTTACACTTAATAACTATCTTTAATGCGATGAAAGCAAATAAGAAAGTTAAAGCAGCTCATATATCTTATGAGTTATTACTTGCTACTATTATTAGAGACCCTAATGATTTGAGTAAAACAGCAAGAGAAACAGGTAGCGATAAATACAAATTCATATCTGTTTATGAAGTAGGAGCTACAGGAGGAATGTTTAATGGACTATTCTCTAATGATGCAAATAAAGCTCTTATAATAAACTTAGCTAAATCTGAAAAAGAACAAGCTAAGAAAATAAGTCCATTAGAAAAAGCTTTAAGAATGTAAAGGAGGAATAAATAAATGGCGATAGTAGAAATAACAGCAAATGGGCAACCAGTAGCTATTAATACTGTGTTGATAGAACATATAGAGGGAACAGCTACTAAAACATTCACTGTTAAGAAAGGTGAAATGTATAGTGATGGATGTACAGGACATCCAAAGATAGCTGGAGCTGACACTTCGTATACTATTATAGATTGGACTAAAGACGTGAAGTTAGTAATGCTCAATGGAACGACCTATACGGTAAAACCGGACCAGCTACAAATATTGATATCTCAAGGAGAACTTGGATTAAGAAAGTCAAACCCAATAGCATATTAAGGAGGAAATTATGTCTAAGGTTTTAGATAGTAGATTACAACAAATTACAAGATTAATGGAAGGTACTATCTGTAAACAGGTTAAGTTAGCTGAGGCCTATGAATTTGAGATGGACCAAAAAGCACAATTT